CAAGCCAAAGAGTGATGTACTTATCCTGTGCTAAGTAAATAGCAGGGCGAATTAAGTTAGTATCTACAGCCTCGTTAAGCTGAGTGTATTTCTTTAAAAACTCTTCGTTAATAAATAATATTTCGGGTGCTATTGCCATTGTGTTTAGTGTTTAATTTGTTCCTGGGTATCTACCATTATTAGGTAAGTCATAGGTGCGAGTGTTAGCTGTAGCAAATCCTTTAGCTATATCTCTTAAAGGCATTCCTGCTCTGATTGCTTTAGCCACTGAGATTGGATCAGATGACTCTAAGCCATTGTCTGCAATAAATCGGCCCTTCTCTCTCTTTCTAAAATAGACTCTTCTCTCCCAATAGTGCTTACAATTAACCGATCCTTTGTATAACCACACGCTATAACTTGAGCCGTTATGGCCCATCTTAGGATTAAGCTCATTAGTATCTGCGCTCATAGCAGTTAAATCTTCATAGCGGTATACAAATCCAGCACGTGAAGCGCTTACCATTTGCCTGCAGAATTTTCTACTATTGCCACTTAGATTCTTTGAATAAGAATAACGAATCTTATACAATCCGCTATCCATTTCAGAAGGCTTATCAGGATCAGAGTAACTTCTAACTGAGGCAAGATTAACAGGCTCAGATTCGATAAGTTCCCACTCCTCTTCGTCTACTATCTCGCCCTTATCTTCCAAAAATTCACACCACCAATTCTCATCCTCTTCGGTAAAGATTGGAGGCTTCTCTTGTGGCTCAGAAGAAAGCTCAGCTTTATATCTGTTATAAATAGCAGTAGCCCAATCTCTCCCCGCATCTCCACCCCATAACTGCCATGCTACTCGGCCTGCTGTTGGAAAGCCTTCCTCTCCCTGATTCCATCCTATAGCTTCCTTATCTACAGCGTGTCTTTCAAAGTAGCTGTACATGCGTGTAATGGTCTCATAAGATAGGTTACGCTTATTGCTAATGTCGCGTGCTCTTGCTACTCCTACCTCAGTGCCTCCTCTATTATATTCCTCTCTCCACTTTAAACCTAACTCAGCCTCTGCGGCCATCTCGTTAGTAGGCTCGAAAGATTCAGGTATCTCTAAATTAGTCTTTTTTTTTTCAGCACTTAGCTGAGTTGTTGCATTTTTTGCAACAGTTGTAGTAGTGATTTCTTCGCCGAATATATCGTTAGACTCAATATAAATATCAGCCATAATCCCCATACCTTTAAATATCTCTTCAAGGCTATCTGTTACAATTTGTTGATAAGGCTCAATTATATTCTTATTAAAGATGCGGTAAGCGCTCTTCATTTCATCAGCATTACTACCTAATCCTCCTGAGTCTCTAATACCAAATAATAGAGGAGATGTTACGCGGTGAGCTGTTAAAATATTCTCTCTTGACTGCACGCTTAACTCTTGCCACTGCTTATCCGCTTGAGTCATATCTACAACGTCTAAACGAGGCATTCTATCAGCGCTCTCATTAAAGGTAAAGATTACCTTACCCGCTTTCTTTGCACCTACCATGGTCTCCCAATTCCTTCTAATAGCCATCTGCTCCTCCGGATCAGGTATTCCATTATTCATGTGTAACATGTAAGATGGATTCATGCCATTAGCTAAGAAAGCTCTATAAAATTCACTGATATCTCTTGTGATTTCTATGTAATTAACTGCGCTATAGTAATCAGGCTTAGGATAGTAAGCGCTGCCTGGTGTCATTATCCCCACAAAAAGCACTTGAGAAGGCTCATCTGCTTTTGAAGTTGGATTATACATAGGTATAAATACCGGTATATTTTTCTTTTTGCGAGTATCATTCCAATCTTTAGAATAATAAATGCCAGGTATAACATCTTCATCATTAGCCACAGCAAGCCTGCAATTCTCATAAGGCAAATGATTAATCTTAGCTACAGTAGTTCTATCTACGCTCCAAATAACTTCTAAATAAAAGCCACCTTGCATTTTTGCGTCAAGCGTTATAGGCCTTCTAATAGTGTTTAATTTCAATCTATCTATCTCACGTTGAGCTACAGGATTGTTACTCTTAAACTCCTTCCCTGCTATCATAAAAGCTATGCTCATAGTTAGCGCAGAGTGCACAGGAGAGCTGTAGTACAAATCTATCAAATAATTAGGAAAGGAATTTCCTTCGCCTAAACTCACCCATCCTTTAGGAGTTTCTTTCTCGATTGCATCTTGAGGCATTGCTGCTCCCAAGTTAACAAGCATAGGCGCTGAGTGTGCTATCTTATCCATTGTAGGCTATATCGTTATCTATTGTTAGGTTAGGCTCAGTAAATCGGGGAGTAGTAATATCTTCTACTATCAAATATCCCTTCTCTATGATTCCCTCTACAACAACATTTGTAGGATCTAAATTAGTTGTGCTGTTCTGACCATAAACAATATAACTAAACCTCGCTGGATAGTTAATTAGTAGGCTCGCAGCTAATGGTGTGTTGGCATTTGTGCCGATTTGAATGGTAGTATACCTATCATTCTGCGCTATCTGATTAGGGATAACGTAAAGCTTTTGAAGTGTCTGCTCGTTAGTTAATTCAAGCAAGTAATGCGTATAGGGATTAGCAAGCAAAAGCTCCCCTTCCTTTAAACTAAGGTAGAGGAGCTGTGCTGCTGTATTTTTTAGTAAGTATATCATGCTTTAAATATAGCACAATTTTACTTACAATGTAGCTTGAACTACAGTAACTGTAGCAAAATCTTGGAATGGAGTATCTCCAGCATCCTGATCTAACAAGTATGCTTTATCTTTCTCTTCGCCAGTGAACGTGATTGTGTATCCTGACATATCTCCCTTGGCTGTGCCACTTGCTGTAGTGAAGGCTGTAACCTCTACTCCATCTTTGTAACCACACATCCAAATGTTATCATTATTATCCTGTACGAATAATACGTTGCGACCTTTAGAGATGTTCTGTAATTGTAGTGAACGTGCAGCAGTCATTCCGTGAAACATAGCTACAACAGTTTGAGTATAGAATACAGTACCATTCTCGATGCTGATAGCAGCCTCTTCTGTGAATGATCCTGTGTGCTTAGGCAATTCAAATTCGTAAACGCTTCCTGTAGCAAGAGCAGTAACTAAGTTAGTTCCTGCGTTGATAGTAGCAGTGTTAGCGAATGTAGCGTAATCTCCTAAGTATAAGGCTTTAATACCTCCGATTGCTTCTTTACATGCAATCAATATGCCAGCGGTAGTCAGACAGCTCATAGTTATTTTTTATTAATTAGTTAAATATTCTTTGCAAAGAATGGGCGGCTCTTGGCTCACCCACTCTTTTAACAAAGGAGTATATTAGATATTGTTAAATCCAATAACGATATCTCCAAGTACTGCGTACTGAACACCAGCGCGGAATCTCATTGCCATGCGCACGTTGTCAGATGCATCAGTGAAGCTCATATCTACTACTTTAACTTCGTTGAAGTCAGAGTTAAGATCTGTACCGAACACTAAGTTCTCAGGAGTAGCTAAGATAACTACTGAGTCAGAGATACCTGGGCAAACATAAACATCATACCCGTTGAAGGTCAATGGGAATTGTGCAGTACCTTGGAATGTTTGCAAGTAACCTGCAGTAGCCAAAGCTTGACGGTAAAGTTGAGCAGTCTTACGGTTAACGTAGATTTTCAAATCAGGTGAACCTACCAATGTAGCAGGCAATGCATCTGTACACAATTGCAATTTAGCAATTACGTTAGCAGCAGTCAAAGAAGCAGCGAAGTCAACATCAGGTGTACCACCTTTGCCAGCATCGATTAAGTATTGCAATCCGTTGAATCCTGTGAATCCTGAAGAAGGCCAGTTACCCTTCCAAATGTTACACTCAATCTCTTGTGCTACTTTAGCAGCTAAGTGAGAAATCAAAAAGTCAGCAAAGTTAGCAGGAACAACATCATTGATGAATCCTCTTCCTGTTTGAGCCGCTTCCCAATCTTTTGTAAATTCTGCCTTACAAAGTTGGATATTAACCATAAGGTCAGTTACAGTCAATACACGCTCAGTCAAAGTAAGAGCAGATGTAGAATTGTCAAAGTCGCAAGTAGCAGCTTTAACTAAGCCAGTTGAAGCAAGAATCTTCATTACTGCCTTGTATTTTACGTTCTCCTTTACGGTGATGTAATTGTTTGCAATAGTATCTCCTGAAAGAACTGCTGCAGCGATATACGGTAGCGCTAATTCGCCAGCGTAGGTTGAGGTGATGGTCAAGTTATCAGCCATTTTTTTGTTTTTTTGTTTTTGTTTTTAGTTGTTTTTGTATCTTGCTACAATTGCACGAGTTCTATCTTCGATGTTACTCATAGCTTTAATGTTTAATGGAGCTGGAGCTGTAGCTTGGCGAGACTGCTTTACAGTAGTTGCAGCCGGTGCTTTAGAAAGCTCAGTAATTTTCTTCTCAGCAGCGCTTAACTTAGCTTCGAATTCAGTGATTACGTTTTTAAGTAATCCTTCTACTTGCTCTTTGCTGTAAGTTTCAGCTACTTCCTGCTCTACTTCAATCTCTACAGTAGGCTCTTCAGTAATAGCTTCTGCCATTGACTCAATTACGCCTGCTGCTACAACGATAGTCATACCGTTATCTAAAGTGTATTCACCATCAGCAAGAGGTGTAGGATTGCCCTCTGCATCCATTACGAATACTTCTACTCCCTCAGCCCATTCAGCTGCAGGTGAATAGATCATAGTACCATCCATCAAAGCGCCTTCTGCCATCATTTCTACTTTAGTAGTTTCAGGTGCAGTAGTCTCTTCAACAGATAGCTTTACTCCATGCTTAGAAAGCTGTGGAGCGAACTTGTTTAAAATGTCTTGAATCATGTTCATGTGTTATTATTTATTAGTGGAAAAAATTACAAATTCATTTCAAGCGCTGCAGCCAATTCAGCTAAGAGCTTCTCTAAGTCTTTCTCTTTTACTTCAGTCTCTGCCATTGGAGCAAACCATCCCTCTATTGAAAAGCCTTTAACCTCGCCATTCTTAACAGCTTCCCAAGTCTTATCATCATCTACCTTTACTCCTATCATCCACGTGCCTTCC